GAGCTGGCTCATCTGTTCCTCCTTCGCGGTCAGACGCCCGGCAGAACGGGCGTTTGACCGTTTTGTGTATCGTTACTTGATGAGTTGCGGTCCACCTGTAATACAGGTAGAATCAGGGCATGGACATCTCACAGGTTCAAGCCTTTCTCCGGTATATCGCCGAACTGCCTGAAGTGCAGTTCATTGCCGCATCGATTCTGGTCAACACCGCACTCGCCGTCGCTGCCAGCATTCGCAACGACGACTTTCATCTCCCGGCGTTGGCGAACTTCCTGTGGCGTCATTTGCTGCCATACGTCATCGCATACACCAGCATTCGTATCGCCGCCGACGAGCTTGGATTGCAGGCCGTGGCCACCGCGACCTGGTTCATCATCGAAGCATCGCTGCTTGGTCGCGTTGCTGCGAGTTTGCACGAGCTGGGCATCCCAATGCCAGATGGCCTAGCTAAGCTACTGAAGAAAGACCATTGATGCGCATGGACGCCTTCTCCGCGTTGTTCGCCGTCTCTGCTGTGCTGTTGGCCGCGGTGACGGCCAAGCAGGCCGCGGAGATTCGCGCGCTGCGCAACGAAATCCAGCAGCTTAAGCGTGAGCTGGAACGCCATCAGCGCGCGTTTGAGTTGTTGGAGCAGGCGATGGAGTCCTTCAGAGCGAAGTAGCATGTCGCTGACGTGGACAAACGAGCGCGTCAAGCTGTGTGACCTGAAACCGTGGGAGCACAACCCGCGTCAGATCACCAAGCGCGCCGCGCAACGGCTGTTGGATTCTTGGCGCGATTACGGCCAGGTACAGATGATCGTCGTCGGGCCAAACAACGAGGTCTACGATGGTCACCAGCGGTTGAGCGCGCTCAAAGTTGTCTACGGCGATGACTACGAAGTGGAAGTGAGACGCGCGTCTCGCGCGTTAACCGACGAAGAGAGACAGCAACTCACAATCCTGCTGCACGCTAGTGCGACTGGTCAGTGGAACTGGGATGCTCTAGCCGGCTGGGACGACAGCCAGCTTGTGGCGTGGGGACTCGACGAGGAAATGCTGAAAAGCTGGAAAGCGGATGTAACTGCCCTTCGCGCGTTGATCAATGCTTCGCAGGTGGATGCTCTGCCAGCGGACGCGATAGGCGGCGCGAGCAATCCGCTGATGCTCAAAGCGGACACTGTGTTTCCATCAAGCAACCGCTTAGGCATCCCAGACCTTGACCCAGACCTGATCGCCGACATAGATGACAACATCACGACGTGGTTTGGGCCTGGTACGCCTGCGGCAGATTGCTATCTCCTCGTCTATCGCAACTCCACAGAGCGCGGCGTTGACTACACGCGCTCTGTGCTTTGCTTCTACACCTACGATGACGTGATCAACGAGGTCTACGACAACGCAGCGGAAGTCATCGAGAAGATTCTGGCTAAGCGATTCCTTGCGTACATCACGCCGAACTTCTCGCTTCGCCCGCGCGACCCTGTCGTGGTGCACATGTGGCAGGTGTACCGCTCAAGGTGGGTTGGTCGGTATCTTCAGTCGCTTGGCCAACTCGTTGTGCCTGATATTGACTGGGTTGACGAGAACTCGTTTGAGTTCAACTTGCTGGGCATCCCAGATAGGCCGCGCTGCGTTGCGATACAGATGCAATCGCGCATCACCGACAAGGAAGACATACAGCGCAGAGAATCCGCGCTGAGGTTGATTGCAGAAAGGCTGAGTCCCCAAAAAGTTATCTGTTACGGCGGGGACGCATACTGGCGCGAGCGCGTGAGTGCGTACTTTAGCCGTGTAGTGTTCTGTGAGACGGTTGCTTTGGCGCGCAAAGCCTGGCGCGCGAAACTTAAAGTGAGGTGACAAGATGAAGGAGATACTCGCCAAAACCAAAGGCTCTAGTACAAGCAAAGGTGGTAAGCGTGGCGGAAAAGGCAAGGGCGGAAAAGGACGCGCAGGCCGGAAGCGGTAGCACGAACCGCGGACGGTTCGTCAAAGGCGACCCGCGCATCAATCGCAAGGGCCGCCCGCGAACTTTTGACCAGCTGCGCAAGCTTGTTCTGTCTCTGCTCAACGAGCCGGTAAAAAGACCGGACGGGGAGCCGCTTGTTGTCGACGGCCACGTGGTGACACGTGTAGAGATGATCTTGCGCAACGCGATGAGCAATCCGCGGTTTGCGCAGTGGATACTTGAGGTCGCTTACGGCAAAGTGCCTGACAAGGTGGAAGTGAGTGGGCGCGATGGTGCACCGATTGAAGTCCGCGCGTATGACTACTACTCTGCTGCTTCCGCGATTGCGGCGCGACCAGACGGCGATAGCTCTGAGTCCAGCGCTGACTAAGGTCGTTTGCGCTGGCAGACGATGGGGCAAAACCGTGATGGCCGGCAGCCTTGCGCTGTCATGCGCAGCGCATGGCGGCGCAGTCGCGTGGGTTGCACCCACGTACCGGAACTCGCGCCCGTTGTGGCGACTTGCAGAACGCATGACCGCGCCGGTCGCGGACCGCTTGCGCATCCGACGCGCTGAGCGAACCGTCGAGTTCCCATCCGGCGGTTCGCTGAGCGTTTATTCCGCTGACTCTCCTGACTCCATCCGCGGCGAAGCGTTCGATCTGGTCATCGTGGACGAGGCTGCGCTGATGGACGAGCGTGTCTGGTACGACGTGCTCATTCCGACGTTGGCCGACCGGCGTGGACGCGCGATGCTCATCAGCACGCCGCGCGGCCGCAATTGGTTCTGGCGCGAGTTCGAGCGCTGCCGGCAGGAAGGCGCAGCGTGGCGCGCGCCGAGCACTGACAATCCGCTGCCGAGCATCCGCGAGGCTGCGGAGCGCGCGCGTCAACTCGTGAGCGAGCGCACCTACCGGCAGGAGTGGCTGGCTGAGTTCGTGGATGAAGCCGGCGGCGTGTTTCGTGGTGTTCGCGCTTGCGTGCGCAAGGTCGAGCCTCGTGGCCCGTTTGCCTTAGGAGTGGACATCGGGCGCGACGAGGACTACACCGCGGTTGCTGTGTTTGACATCAGCCAGTCAGCTGTCTTGAAGGTCGCGCGCTGGCGGCATGAAGACTACACGCGCACCGTTCAGCGCATCGCGCAGATCGCGCGCGAGTGCCAAGCCATCGAGGTTGTCGTTGAGCAGAATGCTGCCGGCGCGCCGGTCGTTGATTACCTGGCGTCGCAGAACATTCCTGTGCTTGGCGCGACGACCACGGCCAGCACAAAGCGTGCAATCATTGAGCGTCTGGCGTGGGCGATTGAGCGCGGTGAGATTGTGCTGCCAGACGACGACTACGTGCTGACGGAGCTTGAGCAGTTCTCGCAGCGACGACGAAAGGACGGCACGTACGAGTACTCCGCGCCTGCTGGCATGCACGATGACTGCGTGATGGCCATCGCGTGGGTTTACTCGCGCGCCGCCGCCAGAAGCAGCGCGATTGCTGATGCGATATGGTGACAATCAAGACGGCATATGGAACGACGAAGGCGATTGATGCTGTGGGCTATGTGACGCGCTCACAAGCGCAACCGCTTCACGCCTACGTCATGCGCTGTATCACCCTACGCGCGAATGCTGTGGCTTCGCTCACTTTCCTGCGTGGCGAAGAGCAAGCGCCGTTCCCGTCGCGCTTGTACTATCTCTGCGAAGCATCGCTATGCGTCGCCGGCGCGTTCTGGGTTGAACGTGCCAGCATGCGCGTGCTCAACCCCACCGCGATGCGCGTGGAAGGAGACGCTGCGAGAGGAATCACCGCTCACGTCTGGCAAAGCGGCCAGTTCACGCGCCGCTACCAGCCTGATCAGTTGATCTACGCGCACACCTGGTCGCCGACGAGCGACATTGGACCCGGACTCGCGCCGCTGAAGATAGCCGAGACCAGCGCAGCCACCGCGCTGGCTGCCGAGCAATTCACGCGCGCCTTCTTCGAGCAGGGTGCACTGCCGCCATTGGTCATCACGCCAGAGGAAGGCGCGCTGACAGATGCAGATGCAGAAGCCTTGCGCACGACGTGGCAGCGTCTCACATCTGGCGTGCGCAATGCATGGCGAGCGCTGGTGCTCCGGCGCAGCATGCAAATCAAGCCACTGGACATCCCGGCGCTCGATAAGCTCGCAATGTCGCAGGTTGACGAGATGGCGTTAAGGCGCATCAGCGCTGCCTTCGGCGTGCCCGTCACGATGCTCACGGACGCGGCTAATTACGCTACCGCTGCTGAGCATCGCATCTCATTCTGGCGCGACACTGTATTGCCGGATGCCGAGTTGATCGCAGAAGCACTGGGGCTGACGATCAACTACGATGACATCGAAGCGCTGGCTGAGGATGTGGGCGCACAGCGCAAGAGCGTGATTGACCTGTATCAGGCCGGCTTGGTGACGCGCGAAGAAGCGCGCCAGATGTTGGGGTTTGAGACAGAGCAGCCAATTGACGCCGCGATGCAATCTGCGCTGCGTGAGCTTGACCAGTGGAGACGCAAGAGCGAGGCACGCAAGACGACTCTTGCTGACTTCTCGCCGCGTGACCTGCCGGATGCGTGGGTGCGAGCGGTAAGGTCGCTTGCTGACCTTGGCCATCCGCCGTTTGCCTTCTCGCGTTTTATCGAGGCAAAAGCGCGTCTTGCCGAACCGCCACTCGACCGCGAACGCGAGCAACTGGCTGCGCAGATGCTGCAAGTTCTCGAGGACTCGATTTCGCTGGAAGACCTTCGATACGATGAGCAAAGCTTTGAGAAGCAAGCTCGCGCCTACGCTGAGTCCTTGCTACTCGCTGTTGCTGTTGACCAAGCGACTGCCGCAATGTTGTCATCTGCAGCCTTTGCTGACGTGGAGAAAGCGTACGACTTCGCAAGCCAGTGGGCCAAGGACTACAGCTACGAGCTCATCCGCGGAATCAACGAGACTACGAGGAAGCGATTGCAGGAGCTATTTACTCGTTCGCGCGCTGAAGGTTGGACACGCGAGATGCTCGTTGACCGAATCGCGCGCGTGTTTGGTCCTCAACGCGCGGAGATGATCGCCACAACTGAGGTCACGCGCGCTTACTCGCAGGGAACGGACATCGCGCGGCAGATACTTGACGA